TGCTTTTCCGAGAAGTTTGTCAAAGAGTCCCATATGACTATTGTGTTCCTATCATGTGCTAGACTGCACCCCACCCACCGCCACGACCGACGAGCTCGTCGTACGCATCGGTCAAAGCGTCGACGATGTCGTCATTCTTCCCCAGGGGAAAGGTTCGCATTTCATCGAGTAGTGTACGATTCCAGTCAGCTGCGACCATGTACACGTTTCCGCCAGCGACCTGACTCGCGAACGGTTCAGCGCGCACATCCTTGGCGCCTGTCACCGGCAGGACTGTCACAGCACTACCATGAAGCAGTCGAAGCATGTGCATCGCTTGACTCTTGCCAGCCTGACCCGGGTCCTGCGGTAGTCGGATCCTGATGCCACGGCCATCGAGTGCAGCTGTCTGCTTGATAATCTTATCCCGCTGATCGGTGTCGTACTGACCTCTCACGACATCGAGTATCCAGATGCGGCCATCCGTGTCGCGTCCCATTTTCACACCGACAGTGTAGTCACCACTACCAGCTGTCGCTGCAAGGTCCCAGGCGCGGGACATCTTCTGGATGTTCGGTGTCGCATGCTCGATGGTGATCCGGTCGCTCTTGAAGAAACTTCCCTCGCGAGGTGTTGGATGTTGCTGGTAGAGAGCAGACCATCCATAGTCTCCACTATTTGCGACCATCACCTCTTTGATGCGTCCGAGTTCCTTGACGTCATATCGTTCTGGCCACAAAGCTTCGCCAGGAATTCGACCGATCTGGTCCTTCTCTTCAGCTATCGCTGGCAGGTTCAGCACGGTCCATCGATGAGGTTCCGATGAGATTGCGCGAGCGGTGATGTCGTCGTGATGCCACCTGGTCGAGACGATGATGAGAGCGCCCTTCGGCTCGAGTCGCGTGTAGAGGTCGTCCGTGTACCAGTCCCAGGCCTTGTCGCGATACAGGGAGGATTCGGCATCCTCGCGACTCCTGATCGGGTCATCGATGATGATGCGCTTGAAGCCGACGCCGGTCGGAGGTGAGCCGACTCCACGCGCCATGAAGGTGCCGCCCTCTGGCAATGACCACTCGTCCTGTGCGGCGTTGTCCTTCGAGAGTTTAGTCCTGGACGAAACGATCTGTCTGGACTTACGGCTGAAGCGCCTCGCGATGCGCTCATTGTAGCCAGTGACCAACACATTAGCACTTGGATCACGCTCGATGCAATAGGCGCCGTAGCGGACCGTGACTGTCTCAGTCTTACCGTGGCGCGGTGGCATGTGAATCGCGAGCCGGTCGATCTCACCACGCTCCACAGCGTCAAGATGTGAAGCGATGGCGATGAGGTGCCGAGCAGTAAACGACCAGCCAGGCGGAAGAGTCTCTCGAAGGTAGTCAAGGTAACAGAGAGCTGTTTGCGCGCTAGTCTTCGTTTGGGCCTTCGCTGGCTGCGGAGAGAAGTTGAACCGAGAAAGTTGCAATCTTTTCGTAGAGAGTTGCAATCTGTGCGGCTGATTGGCCATTAACATACCTCTCGCTTTGTGTCGTCCTGGCGATGACCTGAAGTGCTTTGAGGTTGTCCTCGAGGACTGACGCCAGCAGGTCATCAAGCGATACAGCGTGGACCTTTGCAGTCGTCACAGTTTCCGACGCGTCGGAAACAGGTTGTAAGTTTCCGACACTTGACGACATGCGATCACGAATCGTGATGATGGTCGTTCGTGGTAAACCATGAAGCCGAGAAACAACCGTCGGTGTCTGACCTGCCATCAAAGCAGCTTCGACTCGTGCGATTGTTTCCTCGTCGTAGATGTTTGGACGTGCCATGCTTCTATTCTGGCTCATCCTGGCGCACTCTGCGCCTGTAGTGCAGCTGTCCGTGGCACATATAGCACAACACCTGCACATCCTCCATCAGCTCACCACCGAGTCTGATGTAGGTGATGTGATGCACATCGAGCTTGTAGCCGTCATCCTGTCGACGGCCACACTGCTCGCATGTCCTACAGCTGCGTTCAAGCGCCTTCGTGCGAATGTCCTGCCACCGTTGCGATCGCATGTACTTACGACGATAGTCGCGCCATGCTTCATCGACCTGGTCGCCGGACGCTCCGATGGCCTTGAGCAACAGGTAGGTGTTGGACCATGGCTTGGCCATGATCGTCTTTATGATGTGGTCCGTGTCCATGTGATCTCATCCTTTACAGGGTGATCGTCACCCCACATCCAGTCAGCTGCAAACAGCGACTCTGGATCGAGTGTGAGACCTTGTAGAGTCTTCGACTCAGGTCCTGTGTGCATGATGAATGATTCGTACAGATCGGAGTATCGGATGTACACATCATGATCGAAGCATGCGCGTGTGATTGGTTTGCCATGCATCAAGTGTTGTATTACTTCAGAGAACTTCATTCGATCACCGTCCAATCTCGCGCCAGGACATCGGTTCCCGACAATGTTGCAAAGCCCTTGCACCTCCACACGTTCGCGCCATCGAGCTCGTATCGCATCAGTGCAGCTTCGACCAGTTGAAGCTTGAATCGACCGCCATCACGCCACACAGGACGTCCTGCGCGTACATCTGTCATGATTGACTCGAATGATTTGCGACCAGTATTGTTTTGTTTCTTCCCGACAGATTCCTGAAACTCCACACGCAGTGCAGGTTCTGACATTAGCCACCTGTTGAGCATCATCGTCGGAAAACCAACAGATGCAGCTGCATCACTACGACTCTCACCGCTTGCTATGAGCTCCGCCCACTTGACCACGATCGCGGTCTTTTCATCGAGCGAGATGTACGGGTCCATTTTCTTCACTACCCTATCTGGTTTCTCTTCGTTGATCCATCGATTGACTGTTCCGCGTGTTAGTTCCATAATCTGCGCGGTGCGGCTGATGGAGTTGCCAGCAGCTCTCAGCTCTTTGATTCGCACCAGGAGCGCTGTTCGCTCCTCGATGTCTGTATTCTTAGCCACTTTTATTTTCCCCTTCAAAGTAAAACACCAGACACATCCCTGATGATGTGCCTGGTGCGACAGCGAGTGGCAAACGTTTCGGTCTACTCGCTGGCGTCCTCGCCGAATGGATCGGATATGTCATCAGTCTTGATGACAGGCTGCGCGATCTTCGTGAGCTTTTTCTTTGCAGTGACTGGAGAGACGGACACGATCGCATTCGTCTGATAACCGCGTGTATTGAGCTTCGCATCGACAGTGACCATCCACTCCTTAGCCAGGAGCGAGTCAATGTCGAGATTATGAAACTCGGATGAAGTCAAGCGCCGTCCGAGCATGCCATCGAGCAGGATGGTCAAAGCTGCTTTGTCGGAGCCATAGCCTTGACGGGTGAACTTCATGAAGCGGAAGGCGTTGCTGTTGCTGTCGCCATACTCAGTGGTCTCGAATGTAAACTTAAAGTTCGGGACCATGACATTCGGATCATCATAGGATGGTCGGTCGATTGATTCGACATTAGCCAGACGGCAGACATAAGATCCTGCGACGGCTGCCTCAAACTGTGCGGCGCCATCGCTGAACGTCGCGTTAGAAAAGAAACCCATTTTTGTATTCTCCTTCGGCCATAAGGCCGCTCAGTGACAGTGCTGGCTCAGTTACCAATCCAATAGTTATTACACCAGCACCATCAAAGTTGACATTATCAAACATCAGACCATCTGTCAAACATAAAGTTGACGCTGTTCCTGTGGGCCAGCGTAAGCGCCCGGCCCGCAGGAGCAGTTTCAACTTAAGACCCCTAAGCGAGCACACTTACATGCTCGTAGGGGGGGGTTTCCAAAGGGGGGTTTTATTCAGTTGTTCCCGTTTTATGATACTTAAGGGCGGAACAGGTCGGGAACAGGTCGCGGGAACAACTGAATCGCCTAAAGTAGACCTGTCGGACGGTACATTTTCGCGTTGCGTGGACCCTTATCAAACGTGACAATCCGACTCGATTCGAGATCCGCGAGTGTAGCCGCCACGACTGATTTCCTACTGCCGCACAGCTCCACCAAGCGCGACTGTGAGATGCCTGGTTCGCCACTGATGAGCTCAATGAGCTTCGACCGGATCTCCTGTGTGATGACCTCGCTCCTGGCGCCAGCGTCGAGCGTCCTCACCTTCGTGAGACCATCCTCATCGCGGATCTCAAAGGTCACATCGATAGCGTCCTCATCGCTGATAAGACGGCCCTTCGTGACGTACATGCGGTACAACCCGTTCGCCTGCTTCTCGACGCTGTAGGCCATGTCAGCAGCTGCGACAATCTCCGCAGCGCCGCGCATACCTTCGTGTTTGACCGTCGAGTCAGTGCCGCCCTTGCGATTGTGGTGAGCGATCAGGACAGTGATGCCGACATCAAGCAGCTTTTTGAATGAGTCGTAGAGTTTCCTCATCTGACTGTTGTCATTTTCGTCCAGGCCATGCACACGCACCAGAGAGTCAATGAGCACCAGACCAATACCCTGCGACTGGCAATGCTTCACGATTCGTTCGACATCGAGCACATTGTCCAGCCTGATGCCGACTCTGTTGA